CAACCACGGCGATCACAGTCGCGCCGCGGCGGACCTCATGAAAGCCGGCGTGACGGTCTACGCATCCCAAGGGACGTTCGACGCCCTCAAGCTCAGCGGCCACCGCGCGCGCGTAATTCGTTCCAAAGAGCAGTTCACGATCGACACCTGGACGATCATGCCTTTTGACGTCGAGCACGACGTGGACGAGCCGCTGGGCTTCCTGTTAGCCAACCAGGATGGCGATAAGCTGGCGTTTTTGACGGACACTTATTACTGCCGCTACACGTTTTCCGGGCTTACGCACCTGATGGTGGAGTGCAACTATTCTCTCCGGATACTGGACGCAAACATCGCCGCCGGCCGCGTCCATCCCGCGATGCGGCCACGGCTGCTCCGGTCGCATTTCAGCCTCGAGAACGTCAAGGACTTTCTCCGGGCAAATGACCTGTCGAAGCTGCAGGAGATTCATCTGCTGCACCTGAGCGACAATAACAGCGACGAAGCGCTGTTTAAACGGGAGATCCAATCGATTGCAGGTAAGCCGGTATACATTTGCGGACGGTGAAACGCATGGAAGTCAAATACCCGGACGAATATGGAAGGCCGCTTCTCCAATCGCGAATCGCCGATCATGTATGGCGGATCAAGGATAAGGATCCGGAAGAGTTCAAGGCGAGGGTAAAGGCATACTTCGCCCTCGCTTATCCCGGATGGCGCGTTGTCCGCGCGCAGTATCCAGCAATTTTCTTGCAGGAAGAAAGGAGACAAGAGAAGTGAAGAACGGGAAAAGACCTACGCTGAAACAAAAACGAGCGATCATGGCAGCAAAGCTGCTCCCGAGCGAATGGCTCGTTTATAAGACGGAACCGGGCCGGCTGCATATTATCAACCGCTTCACGGAAAGAACCAAGGTGATCGGGCTATGACGTCGGCAGAGCGCCTTCGCGCCGCTCAAGAGCGCGACGTTCGGGACATGGCGGAAATATATATGGCAGTGGCGGGCGGGGCTGATCCCGACGCCGCTGCGGCCGTAGTGGTCGGCGGGGAGTTTCGTCTATCCGATTTCACAAAATCGGCATTGAGAGAGGACTTATTTGCAAGGGGATGACGAGATGTCGGACAGCTACCCCTTTCCGGTGTACACAGGGATTTTAGAACCAAAACACTACAAAAAAATAGGTTCGGCCATATGGTTCTTCCTCTGGTGCATTAAATCGATCACCGAAGAATCGGTGGATGAGGAAGGGGTAACCTGGGGGCACGTTTATAGGGGAGCACCTGTGAAACTATCAGAGATGGTCGAACCGTTCGGCACAAACGAAAAAACGATCCGCCGTTGGATCGATACACTCGAACAACACGGATATATTCGTGTAACCAGAGCTCCGTACGGAATCATTATTGCAGTGAGAAATTCCAAAAAGAAGAAAAACAGATCGGACAAAAATGTCCGTTCTAACGAGACAGATCGGACAAAAATGTCCGAACACTCAGACGGAGATCGGACAGATATGTCCACTCTCTCGGACAAAAATGTCCACTCTAATAAAGATATTATAAAAACCTTTATTACTACTACTGATACGGAACCTTTCGAAAAACTGCTCAGCGAGTTTTGTACTCTGCACAGCAAACTCGATGTGCACGTGAAGCGAAATGACATCGTGTTGATGCAGTGGATGCTTGATCAAGGCATTGACGTGGACTTGATCATAAAGGTCATGCGAACGGTATACGCGGAACGAACGGCGGCCGGTACGCATATCAGCACCTTTGTCTATTACAAAAACGCAATTCTGGAAGCTTGGGAAGCGGTCAAAGCCATAACCGATGGGGTGCCAATCCCCAAGGGAGTGCCACTCTCCCCGGTCGCCCTTGGCAAAGAATCCATAACTGACAGGGTGCCAGTCCCTGCAGTCGCCCTTGGATCACCGAAACGAACCAAGCAGCAGATTGAACTCGAGGAACTGCGACGAAAACGGGAGGAGGCAAGGCTACGTGAACAGAGCGGAAGTTTTTGATCTGCTCATCGAAATCAAGCAGAACTATCCCAATTTTGACGTAAGCGACGAGAGCATTGAGCGGCATTATAAATACCTTCGCGATTTCCCGTTCGAGGCCGCCTTGAAGAACGTCGAACAGCACATCATGACCGAGCGGTTTCCGCCGACGATCGCCGACATCCGTGGCCGGCTTGGCGAGCAAATGGACAGCCAGCGGAGCAAGGACAAGGCCGTCGCCTACTTCGAACAGCTTGAGCGATGGCGAAAAGACGGATCGGAGCCGCCACCGGGTTACTGGGACAGTGTTCGCGCGAAGCTGAAAGGGGATGCAGGATGAACGCGATTGAAGAATTTCTCGGGATCGAAACCCCGTGCGACATCGCAGCTGAGCAAGCGGTGCTCGGGGCGATCCTGACCGACCCCGGGACGATTGAGGTCGTCCGCGAAACGCTGCAAGGCGGCGAGTTCTTCGACAGGCAGCATGCCCGTATCTTCCGGGCAATGATCAAATTGCATGACGCTGACGAGCCGATTGACCTTGTTTCGATCACGGCGCAGCTGCAGGACAGCAAGGAGCTGGAGGACGTCGGAGGTGTCATGTACCTTACCAAGCTCGCGAATTCGGTCCCGTCCACGGCCAACGTCGGATACTACGCCGATCGGGTTTCCGAGATGTTTCTGCGGCGCCAAGCGATCGAGACGGTCATGGAAATGCTTCGACAGGCGGCGCGTCAGGATGACATCAACGGGTTTATCTCGATGGCCGAGGCGGCGGTCTCCCGGCTATCAGATCAAGCGACGCCGGCCAAAGAGTTCGTCCCGATCAAGGACGTGCTCATCGAAGTTTGGGAGCGCGCCGAGCAGCGCTATAACAACCGCAACTCCTTCGGCGGCGTGACGGGCATCCCATCCGGATTTCCCGATCTCGACAGGATGACGGCGGGATTCCAGCGCAGTGATCTAATCATCGTCGCAGCGCGGCCGTCGGTGGGCAAGACCGCATTCGCCCTGAACATCGCCCAAAACGTAGCTGCACGCGCGGGCGAAACCGTGGCAATATTCAGCCTCGAAATGTCGGCCGGCCAGCTGGTGGAAAGGATGATATGCGCGGAAGCGAATGTTGACGGTAGCCGCATGCGGACCGGCTTCTTCGAGGGCGACGATTGGGAAAAGATGAGCGCGGCCGTCGGGGTGCTGTCCGATGCAAGGATTTTCATCGACGACACGCCAGGCATAACGGTCAACGAAATCCGCTCCAAATGTCGGCGGCTTAAGAAAGACAAAGGGCTCAGCATGATCCTGATCGACTACCTTCAGCTCATCCAAGGCAGCGGCCGGCGCGGCGCCAACCGGCAAGAGGAAGTCTCGCAAATCTCCCGGACACTCAAGCAGCTCGCGCGGGAACTGGAAGTGCCGGTCATCGCGCTCTCGCAACTCTCCCGGGGCGTCGAGCAGCGGCAGGACAAGCGTCCGATGATGTCCGATCTTCGGGAGTCTGGCGCAATCGAACAGGACGCCGACATCGTCGCCTTCCTCTACCGGGACGATTATTACAATGCCGAGACCGAGAAGAAGAACATTATCGAAATCATCATCGCCAAGCAGCGGAACGGCCCGGTCGGAACGGTGGAGCTTGTTTTCCTTAAGAACTTCAACAAGTTCGTCAGCCTGGACCGTGGACATGACGACGAGCCGATCTCGCCTCCACCGCCACAGCAGAGCCGCGGCCGGAATATCCCAGATATGTATGGAGGTCGAGTATCATGAGGCTGACTGAGACTGATTTCGCACGAATCACGGGTCAGAAGCCGGACGCCAAACCGAGCAAGATGCGAAATATTCGGACTGTTGTTGACGGCATCACCTTCGACAGCCGGGCCGAAGCCAACCGGTATTGTGAGCTGAAAATGCTCATGGAGAAGGGAATCGTCCGACTTTTCGTTAGGCAGCCTCGCTTTCTGCTCCAAGAAGGCTACGAAAAGAACGGCGAATGGATCGGAAAGCTTGAATATGTGGCTGACTTCCTCGTAGTTTACGCGGACGGAAAGTCGGAGATCGAGGACGTGAAGGGGCGGCGGACGCGAGAGTACATTAACAAGCGGAAGCTATTTGAGCGGAAGTACCCGCACCTTCGGATTGTTGAGGTGAAAGTATGACCGAATCGAACGAACAAGGCGAGCAAATCATCCTGTGGCCTGAGCTGGGGCCGGTCGAAACGGATGGCGATGAAGAATGAACTGGAAGCAAGCAACTCGCGCACAACTCTGCGAGATCGCTTTTAACGACGAAGGGGCGCCACTGAAGTATAAAATCGCCGCGGCCGAAGAGATCAAGCGCCGCAATCGCGAGAAATACCCGATCGTCAACTACCGGGAAAAGAAGGTGTATCCCAAATGAACATCCACGGTGACGTTAAAGTATGGGTCCTCACACCCGAGCAAATGGCCGCCTACAAGCCCGGGATGGACTTGGGGACACCGCATCGGATCGAGGAGGCCAGGAGAATCATGATCTCCCCAATAAACCGGGAGAAACACCGGCGGCGGATTGCGAACGGAGTAAAAACCAGGACCAAGGGACGGACGCTGATTAACGAGCACCTATACAAAAAAGATCGTGCGGCCGGCATGAGCGACCAAGAAATCGCTGAAAAATACAAGATCAAGTTGAGTACGCTGCGGCATTATCAGTCTTTGTGGCGGAAACAAAAGGCCAAATAACACCACCCAGGGAGGACAAACATCCTCCCCCATCACCCCATAAGGGAATAAGGAGAGATAAGAGGATGGGAACTGGATTTTACGATAAAAACCAAAATGAAATACAGGACGGAGACACTTTGGAATTTTGGTGGAATCCAATTCTCAATCAGCCAAGTTGTATAGGTACGATGCTGGGTGAAGTTGTCTGGGATTCGGAGTATGAGTTATGGGCCGTGGAATATCTATATAGATTCAAAAACGAACGTCGGAGGCTCGCGTTGGAATTCGCAGTTGACGAAGGTGCAGTTATTCAAGAAAAGCAACTCACTTTATTTTAGGAAGGTGAATCCCATGAACATCAATAAACAGGCGAAATTGATAGACGGACAGGCGTTATTGGAGTCCGTCAACAACAGAATTGAATGGTTCCGCGC